CTCGATCGCAATGCGATCTTGGCTCTGCGGAGAGAAATCCTTAATCCCTAGCTTCGGGGCAAAGTCATCATAAGTCGTTTTCGTGATCTGGTATTTACCAGCCGCCGTACTTGGACCCTCTTTGGTTCTCAGCCCCACCACCCCAGGATGCTTTGAAAAGTCTTGAAACTTCTTCCCACCCACAATGACGTTGTAGTCCGCCCCTTCAGCCTTGCCAAGGAAATCCAAAAACTTCTGCAGGTTCTGGTCCGTGGGCCGTGTATCACTGTCCATGCTCGGCATCACCGGCTTTGTGTTCGGGTTAGGCACAGGTGTCTGCATTGCCCCAGTCCTTAATAGTAGACGTACTGTTGTTCTTCAGAAGGCTCGTCCTCAAAGTCGTCCGGGAGCGAAATAAAACTCCCTTGGCGGAATCGGATTACCGCTTGCACAGCACTGTCCGTGAGGTCATCGTTCTCTCCAAACGGAAACTCCGCCATCTCCTCAACAACTTCCTCCGCCCACGCTTGGTCCGGAGCCCATACCATCCCCGCCTCGAAAACCGGAGACACGGAGTTCGCTCGACTGACCTTATCCGTCGATTTATTGCGCCCCCCAGGTGAGTAGTTTACTACCGGAATACCGGTTCTGCGCAACTCTTGAGTGAGTGGCAACCCCGAAGCTTTCGCTTCAATCAACACGCAATCCGGATTCCAAAACTTGTAAAACTCCATGGCCTTTCGCTTGAGCTCAGGAAAATCCCACCGCCCCTTCTTGGCATCCAACAAAATCAAACTGTCCGGATCATCCGGACTGGGCCGAAATACTCCCCACGTCGTAATAGCAGAATAGTCGGCCGTCTCTTTTTTAGAATACGCCGTGTCATAGCTCTGAATGATGTACTTCAGCTTGGGCACCCCTTCATGCGGCCACACCCGCCACCACTCTCGCTTGAATATCGCCCCCTCTTCCGAAGTCGGATTCTGCTGCCACTGCGCATTCCACTTGCTAACCGGCAACGCCGCCTTGACCGCCAACAAATCATCGATCTTCCAAAACTCCGGCCAACACGACTTGCCACTGGGCATGATCGCCGGAAACTCAATCACATCCCACTTGTCTGACCTCAAATCCTTGGCCTGATCCTTCAACACCATCTCGGTCAAATCCTTCTTTGACCACCTCGTCATTACCAACAAAATCCGACCCCCGGGCTGCAGACGCTGCCGAGGCCCAGACGTATACCACTCATGCGCCGCTTCCATCGCCGTCTCCGACAACGCATCCTGCTCCGAGTGCGGATCATCAATAACCAAAAAATTCGCACCACGACCCGTCATCGCACCACCCACACCAGTGGCAAAATATTCCCCACCCTTGTTCGTCTCCCACCGCCCAGCCGCTTTACTGTCCGCCGCCAAGGCCACCTCCGGAAAGATATCCTTATAAATTTCCGAATCCATCAGGTTCCTCACCTTGCGACCAAACCGCATCGCCAACTCACCCGTGTGCGTCGCCTGAATAATCTTGGACGTTGGTTCGCGACCCATGAGCCACGCTAAAAACAAATACGAAGTGAGCTCTGACTTACCATGGCGAGGAGCAATATTAATAATGACCCTGGTCAAATCTCCACGGACCAAGGCCTCAAATTTCTCCGCCATGATTTTGTGATGCGGGCCACATATGAACTCCGGCCACACATACCGCACAAAATCCAAAAAGTTTTCCCTCGCCCGCTCACGAACCTGTAACTGCTCAAGCCTGTACTCCAGACGAGCAATCTCGGCCGATGGATCTTGGATCTGGGCAGTCATCGTTTTTTAGTGCCCGCTAACTTCACCATCTTTTTTGCTGGCCTTCTTGCAAGACCATACCCACGAGTAGCAAGGCCACCCTTCGCCATGTTTAATGGGTTTTTACCAAGCTTATCTACATCAGGCATCGCGCCACCACCCCCACCACCACGCGATCCCGAACCACCGCCCACGGGACGAACCGTTCCAGATGGCTCCAATGTTTTGCTTGGAGTCATCTGCTTCTTTTTGTACTCATACTCATTTTCTGGGCGCACCGCAAGATGACGCCCACGAATAATGTCGAATTTCTCCTCTCTTCTCTCTGGAGACACATACTTCCCAGACGACTTGTACTGGTTGGCCTGACGCTCCGCCATCTTTTCCATCTCAACTAGCTCAGACGACGTAATAGGGATTTTTTGCTTACCGCCAGTGCGAGTCTCTCTTATATACGGAGACAAATCGTCATATCGATCCTTTGTCATAGCCGTCGCAGCCTTGAGATCAACCCCTTGATCCAATAACAACTGCTTATACCTATTGGCCCTCGAACCAGCGCCACCATGCTTTCCTGTCTTGTTCTGTCCTGTAGGCATATACGTCTCCGTAGGTTTAAATTTTTTGCAAAATTTTTTGTGGGAAAAGTGTTTGCATGATACCGGGGGTGTTCTGAAATTGCCAAGTTTTCGTTCGTTGGCTGGCTAGCTAAAACTGAGTTTAAAGGAGCGAAGCAGGAGAGACGGGGCCAAAAGGAAGAAAGCAGTCAGACAGAACAGAAGGAACACAACCAACTCTCAAGGGACTCCAGGCGGGCCCGCCCACCCCCGCCTCCACCCTTTGTGGGACGGGGTGGGTGTTTAGTTTTTCCCTATCAATTTTCTTTTTTTTATTGTTATTTGGTATTGGACAAGAGAAGACGGAGCATGGTAGGCAGAGCCTACCATGCTCAGCGGCCGTGTTTGGCAAACACGGGACAAACAAAAAGCCCAGGTGCTCGCGCACCTGGGCTCGTTGCCTGGGGCCGAGGCCCCAGCAGGAGAAGCTAGGCTTCGATCTTCAAACTGGTTGCGTCCTCGAGGGCCGGGGCCGCGATCGCTGAATCGATCGCCTGCTTGGCGAGTGCGGCCTGGGCTTTGGTCTTGACTGCGACCTGATCGCGGATCACTTCCAACACTTCGACGATCGTCTGATCGTCGAGCGCTACCTGTTGGGTGTTGCCATCGCGGTCAGAGAGTTCGACCGTGAGGATCAGTTGATTGGGCTTGAACGAGGCATAGGACTCGTTGCGACGGATGAGGACCTTTTGAATCTGCATGGTAATTCTCCTGTATCGACTGCGTTGAAGGAAACAACAGACTGCACCGATATTCTCTCGAATATCAGCGCAGTTGTCAACTACCTGGACGAAACCTCGACGTTGAACGTCAGGCCCTGGACGGCCTGGGTGACCTGATCGTCGAGGTGAGTAATAAGATAATTCTCGATCGCATCGTCCACGTCGACCATGTCCTTGATCTCCGATTCATAGTCCGAGATCTCAAAGTTGGAGGACATGTAATCGTTGATCTTGTCATCGATGTCCGACGCATCGATGACCTCTTCGCAAACCTCACGGATCATGTCGCGGTCCATCGGGCCCAGGTCATCTATCTTGGCCTGGACGATCTCTTCGACAGTCTCACGGGTGACCAACTGAGACGCGCTGCCGAGCAACTTCTGCATGTCCGGATGCTCAACAATGTGCGGCACCAGCAGGGCCGCAAGTTCTCTCAGCAGGCCGTCGTACTTGTAACTGGCGGGAAAGCCAGGGCCCCGGGTATCTTCATTAATTAGATCTTGCAACATGATTTTCTCCTGTATAGGTTAGACTGCAACGATATTCTCTCGAATATCGTTGCACTTGTCAAGCCCTAATCCCTATCGGGGCTCGAGCCCCGATAGTCCCTTAGACCGTCTCAAACACGATGGCTGCCGGTTCCCTGGCTCGCGCCAGCTGGGCCATGATGCCCTCATACTGCTCGAGCTCGCGACCATGCATGGGCGCCATGGTCAACTCAACCGACTGCGAGCCCTCGCCCCACCGGTCAACAATTTGCCAACCCTCGCCCACCTGATAAACCCCGTTGTCCATGTTGTCGCAGTCCATGCGGTTTATCACGTCGACGCCAACGGATAACCCAGTGGCGCCAAAAAACTCCTGTATCACGGCCACCAGTCCAGCCATGGCATACGACGGATCGTTGGCCGGGGACCGGTAGCCCCGGGCTTTGCACGTGTCCAAAAAAGCCCGGACCGACGCACGGCCCCCATTCCAATGCAAATAAACACCCACCGATTCAGACCCCTCGGTGCCCCACGTGATAACGGCTCTATTGCCCATGTCCTTTTCTCCTGTATTAAGTGTCACCGGCACCCTGCCGGTAAGGTAAACCTTACCGGCAGGGTCTATGCCCGTCCATTACTTTTTAACTATCGGGGCTTGAGCTCAACATTAACTGAACTATCGAGACGCCAGCCCTCTTCAACGCCTTCGTCCACATAGAGCTCAGTGTCGTAATCCACCGCCTTACGATTCATGATGTTCTCAATATCGTCCCATGCCTTATCGATAGCATCCTCTTTGCTCTCCGCCTCGACCTGGACCCATCGATATTCTTTACTCACCACGCATATAGATACGATCATGGCGAACCCCCCTCATCCTCGTCCATGTCTCGAGAGACATGGACAAAGGGTGACCCCCAGTCCTTAAAATCCCCGTACCGCTCATTGTCCAAGAACCCTCGAGCATAGGCCGCAGTCTCCGCCGCCGACATATCGGCGGCGGCAACCCTCGGGCTCGAGTAAGTGTCACCGACAAAGTAATGCGGATCAAAAGGCCGCCGATAATATGAATCAGCGCGGCCCCGATCATACGGCCCGCCGTGCCGTCTTGGGTCTTGTTTAGAAAACAATTGCATGATGCATTCTCCTGTATCAGTTGAACGAACCGATAATTTATCAATTATCGGCAATCAATGCAAGGGCCCCTCGGCCCTTGCACCAAATTACACGCCCCACGGCCCTCGGACCATGGGGCTTAGTTTATAACTATCCTATAGGCCGACCCAATAGTCTCCGCCTATGCTACCTCGACGGCCTCGACGTCCACAATATCGCCCGATAAAAACTCATCGGCGGCGGCCCACAGGCGGACATTCATGCGGGTATCGTCCTGCACCGATCGCATGCCCCGAGTGCTCGAGCGGCGGTTTGCGCGGGTGAGGTTAACGCCGCCACGGGTGAGATTCTCCTGAATGGTATTGAGAACCGTCCACAGGTTTTGCCTCGCATCCTCAAACCGGCGAGCCATAAGCAGGTCTCGAGCATTCAAACCAGCAGGCCGTTCGGAGCCCCACCGGATTTGCGCGCCAATCTCAGCAAAAGAAAAAGCCTCTTCGTCGGTGAGTGAGCGGGCCTCATACCGAGCGACAGTGTCGGATAGGTTATCCACACGGGAGAGAAAATCGAACGAACGGGACCGGACGGCCTCAACAGCATTCGAGCGGTGAGGGACGGACACGGCCCCCATGGTGGACGTGCAGACAATGAGCCCATTCGCGCAAACCATGCGGAAGAGCCCTGCCCACAATTTAAACCCGGATGAACCGTCATGAGAATTCATGAGCACAACCTCCGGGTGTGAGCCCGCCACGGTGGGCGCGTAATCGGGACGGAAGCGGAGCACGTGCCGAGTGAAATCCCTTTTACCCGCGACACGGGTAAGGGTCTGCCCTGCCTGCACAGGCTTAAACCCGGAAGCGCGGAGGTCTTCTACCACATCAATCGTGGGAACAAACCCGTACCGGGACGACACGCCCGAGAATGGCTGTTGAGCGAAAACCGAAGGAACGGCGGCGGATAGTTGATCGACGGAAATTCCATTTTCATTGTAAATCGAGCGGTGAGCGGTCATCTTTAAATCTCCTGTATTGAGGTTGCAGGCCCGAACCATTCAAGCCATATCGATAATTTATAGGATACCGGGACGTCAGTCAAGCCAATCTTGCAAAATCCACATTAGGGCAAACACTAATAAAAGAATGATCACAGCGCGGCCCCCATATCACCCACCACATGATGCCGGAGCAATGAGCCCGAGGGGAGCGAGCGCGCGAATTCCCGGACCGCCTGCGCATCATCCGCCGCGCCATTGTCTTTAGTGTGGTGCCATTGAATTGATACCCGCCCGCTCGAACCGTAACAACCCCCAGTGCCCGTACCTACCCTCTTCGCACTCGGGCCGTGCGCAAAAAAGGCCACCACATAATCGCGATGGGGTTGCGCGCATATCGGGTTTCCGCCGCCGCAATCATTGCATGCGAACGTATCGGACAATTCCGCCGGACAACGCACGAACCGAACGCCCCGGTACTCAGTGCTCTTCCAATCTTGTTTTGGCAAGGTAACCGTCGCGGGCCGAAACGAGGAAAAGGCCCGAACCGCCTCATCCATCGAATCGCACGATGCATTAATTACAGTCTTACCCTCTTCGGGGAAGGGCAACTGATCTGCCGGAAAGTGAGAGTACGTCCACGCCTTACCCTGGCGGGGCACCGCATCGACCACGGCCCGAACATAATCCAAGTCCATTTCCGCCGCCCCGGTTTTCCCGCAAGGCAAAAGCCCGCAAGTTTTGGGGCACGTGCCGAACACGTCCGCCGCTCCGGATCGATACGTGACAGCGATAGGACCCGTCTTTTGATTTTTCGATACTGCGACCGTCTTAAGCATTGCATTTTCTCCTGTATAAGTTGAGACGCTAGAATACTACGGATAGTTTATTCCTGCAAGCCTTACCTCTCGAACGCATCGAGAAAATCATTCACCGCCCTAGATACAGTCTCCCCTAGATAGCCTGAGGTGATACGGATGTCCTGCACGTCTTCCGGCGTAAGCTCATACCCCTGCGAATCCGCGTAAGCAATAACCTGCTCATCCGAGGCCTCATCGAGGGGCAAAAGGCCAAACCCCGAGTCTTCCTCTACTTCAAAGCGAATGATGCGAACCCCATCGAACGATTCGACCGTCTCATACGCTCCGGCGTAATTGTCCAGCAAGCGATAAAGTTCTTTGGCGCTCATGCCTTTTCTCCTCTCATAAATTCACGGAATCGTATGGCAGACACGGGCGGCGGCATCTTGACGCCAATCAAGCGAAGCTCGCGGTCCAGCATGGCGCGAGCCTCCGCATTGCGCCAATACCTGTGGCCCCAACGATTGTGGGCAGTCTTGGCAATCGCTTGCAAAAGGGGTTTGTAGTGCGCTCGCAAGGGTCTACACGCGACAACAAGTGCGCCGTGCCAGTAATCAGCTTTGCAGTCATCAAGCCAACGCGTAGCTTTATGTTGTGCCGCGTTCAGCAGATGCGCGGGTTTTGTCGCGCCCTCGACCATTTCCACCGGCAGGTACACGCGATGCCGGGGCACTGGATATGCGTCAGGGTCACGGGGGTCGCGCGGCCCGTACAGGGTCACCGCAACAGACTGCCCAGAGCGACTCAAGTAAGCTTGCCCGCCCGTAATCAGATTATCCTGCCCCTCAATAAACATGATGCGCTTCGGATGGGCGCGGAGTGCTTGAACTGGTGGGTAGTCCTTCATGCCTTTTCTCCTCTCATGAGTTCATGGGGCACTTCAATTTCATCGCCAAAATTGCTCGCGACGTAACAGCGCATGGCGGCAGTCAGAGGGGAATAATCAAAGTACCGAATAGCCCTACCGTCTGAAGTGTGCCCGAGCGCGATTGCAATCCAATCTCCATTCTCAAACGTGAGCGAAATGCCCTCGCGCTCAATAATCGGTCCGCCCTGGCCCCAATCGGTTGCCCAGCCCCACAACCCCCACTCGGGGCCTTCTACCTCAGAGTCAAATCCTTCGGTCTTAGTTACCGCCCAATCAAGGGCGACTCCTGTGAGTTCGGATACTTTCATGCTGAGGCCTCCGCCGTATCACGGAGCCATGCCCGAAGACGGGCGCCGTTCTCTGCCTTTTGCCCTTCGTGCAGATCGGCCTTCCAAACAATAAAAATGCCGTGAATATATCGGCGGCCGTACTCGATCGCCTCGCGCTTCGTTTTGAATGAGGGACCATCGACCTTTGCGGTGTTGGTGCCAACAAGCCATTTTCTTGCCATGGTAATTCTCCTGTATGAGTTGACTACACCCACACTGTAGCATCATTACTACCGGTAGTCAACTTAGGGAAAACCCTAATGCTTCTTCAAGCTTTCGCCATCCCTCGGCATTCTCCGGAATCTTTACATCCGGCTGGCATACGCCCAGCGCTAAATCCTTCGCCCTGTGCGACGGGTAAAGCCAAATCTCCCTTTTCCTCGCCTCTCCAAAACTTGCCAAAATAAAACAGGGATAGTCCCGGTGCGCCTCATGAAAAGCAACCTGATGAGCGCTTAACTTTATCCGGCCGCTCGGCGCCGCAACCTTCAGTTCAATCAACAAAAAGCGCTTCTCAAGGGAAAGGATGCAGTCCGGGATACCTAGGTTCACCCAGGACTCAACGCGGGTTATCCTCGTCTTCTTCATCCCCGCCTTCATCCTCCGATAAAACGCTGTCTCCGGCTTCATCAAACTCCTCCCCTGTAGTGTGGTCCGCTTCTCTTTCCATCTCTATCGCATCGTCCAAAGACGTGTCCTCTACGTCAATGACCTCCCGGCGGGGAGAATACAGGCGACGTAACTCCTCGAGCTTCTTTTGCACTTCCTCTTTGCTCATGCTATCGATCACCCCATGCCGGATCTCTTTGCGATCAACGTAAATATTGCCAAGGGCTTGCCCCCTTCGATATTCCGCCTGCACTGCCGCCGCCCAAGCCCCAGCCTCGATTGCCTTATCCCGGATCATTAGCAGATCCTTCATATGGCGCTCAAAGTTCGTCCCGTATTTCTCTCCGAGCTCCCTTTGCCTCTTTTGGATGTAGGCCACCACATGGGGCTTACGGACCGGGTTGGTCAGTTCTGTGGCCCTGCTATGCGCCGAGGACGGCGGATAGCCTGCCTCGATCGCCGCCTCCCGCATGCTGAGTTGTCCAGCAGAGGACAACCATATTTCTACAAATTTAACTTCCCGTTCGGTCAGGACCTTCCTTTGCTTGGGCCCTCGTTTATGTATCGCAGGGTCATACTGCGCCACCCTGGACAAAGCTTGCGCTTGCTTCTTTCGGACCGTCGAGCTCATTTGAGTCGATCCTCAAGAAAGGTCATCACAAAGAACAGGCCAATCAGCACTAGAAATATCATTACGTCTCTCCTTCACAGGTGTAACTTTTTGCCCTTCCGTCTTCACCATATACGCTAGAAATTCAAAAAAAAAAAATTCATTGTTGTTTTTTATGAATTCCTGGACGTTTGTAGTACGAAAGGTTAAAAAGCATAGTTAATTGTAACATCAATAATTACGTCAAAACACTACTGTAATTCTCTGTAATTTATAACTCATTGAAAACAAATAGAAATTACGTCTATTACACCAATTACGTCAAATTTTGATTTTTGGTGAACATAAAAAACTTTTTTTGAATTTTCAGCGTAATAAGGCAATTTTCCTCCTTTCCTAGTCCCTGTTCCTTGGTCCTTGATCCCTAAATAACCGCTCACTTCGCTTGCGTCCCTTGTCTTGCTTTAGGATTACGCTTCTACACTTCTTTTTCCACTCTTCTACACCTCTCCTACACCTCTTCTACACCGTTCTTTTCTTCCTCGAAGTTAAGGTCTCCGGCGGGGATTTCGATGGTTTTGAAGCGTTTGTTGCAGGTGTAGCACCGTCGGGTTCGGGTGATCCAAGGTTCGCGTTGCGGGAATTTACGGGTGTCGAGCACTTTTGTTTCCTCGCCCTCGCAGTAGATGCATCTCATGAGTTCTTCTCCTTGAGCTTAACCTCGATCAGATGAGCAAACTGCCTCAAGCAGGTGCCGTCCCCGTCCATCCCGTCGTCCACCAGGGGCGTCATGGCCCCTTTTTCGTTGTTGTACGTATGTTTTGTCCAA